AGCGCTATAGTCTTCTAAGAGTGAAATCACCAAAGATTTTATTGCATTGGATTTGACAAAGAACTTTAGTATTGGCTTAATAAATCGAATCATGTTTTAATAATATATTCTTTTCAACTGTAGACAAATTTGCTAGTTTTAGCAAAAAGCTTTATTTATGGAAGAACAGGAAGAAAAAGAAGGTAATCGTGTTGAAACGATTGTCAAAATTGCAGTTCTTGTATGGAGCGCTTCAATGTTGACTCTTTCTTATTACGAGCCTCCCAGTGGTAAGAAAATTGTAGACTTCGATCCAACTTTCATAGCCTCGATTTTTTCGGGAAGTTTAGCTTCTTTCGGTTTGCAAGTGGGTAAGAAAAAAAATGGTAATGCAAATGCACCAAAAATAGTAGATAATAAAAATAACAAAGTAGGTACTAAATGAAAAAGCTGTTATTACTCGCCATATTATGTGTTCCATCTGCGGCCTATTGTGATATTCAAAGCACGTTTACTTCAAGTGTAAAACTAGAAAGTGTATCGGCTGGTACTTCTGCAGATAAAATTGGGTCAAGTTATAGCATAAGCGGTACAAACATTACAACTACAAGCGGTGATACTGCTACTGTGGGTGGCTTTGGTAGTGTCACTAACGGTATTCCATCAGTAACCATGCCAAGTGCCACACAGACGGTAGCAGGCGAAACTTTCAGTTTTTCGCAATCTTATCTTGAAGGTGATGCTACTGCTGGATCAGCACCAACTGTAGGAACAGTAAGCAACTTTAGTGATTTAACCTCAACTGCCGCTGGAAGCGTAGGAACAGCAGCCGTAACACTTGACCATCACACAATGACGTTGACAGGTGGAACAGGAACAGGAATTGTATTAACAGGTCAATTTGTCACAGATTTGACTCTTGATTAATGTGGAAATATCTGCCTTTAATATTTTTTATCAGCCCAGCTTATGCGATCCCAGTAGTCCCAAATTTTACAAGTGCAACAAGTACAAGCCGAAGTGTTACCACAAATAATCTTACAGAAAATATACGAGAAATTCGTTATAATTCAGGCTATACCTATAGTATCACGGGTTCTGGTATTTCATGCGGTAACTGCGAGACATTATCTATGCCAAATGCCACAGTCACAGAAACCATCAATGGAACTACTTATGAATGGACAGGCTTAAATTTGGATCAAAAACCAAACTGGCAGCAAACATCAGAGAGCTTTCAGTTCTCAGAATTTTACAAAGGCCCATCTCTGGAACTACTATTATATTTTCCAATTAATAAGCCTTTTTTTTTGTTTACCTAGTTATGCAAATACTTCAGCAGTTGCAAATCCACAATCCAATACATCATCTTCGGTATCTAATTTTGCAACGCAAGTTTTGACAGGACCAATGACTGAAAACACATATGGAAATGGAATTAAATGTTCAGGGGCTACTTTAAGCATCAGCCCATTTGCAACGACCTCAGTCGCAATAAAACGTCCTCAAGACTACATCTACGACACCCCTGTATATAACGAAGCTGCTGACGAAGATGGAAATTTATTATCTGCGGGTGAAATTTTATTTTACAGAGAAAATTATAGTGGTAATAAAGATGCGACTTCTTTTAACTTTGGAATAGCTGCAACAATATCTGTCCCACTTGATAGACGTTTTCAAGATGCCTGTCTTAAAAGTGCAACTACTCAAGAAAAAATACAAAGACAAATATTATCTAAAGAACGCCTCAACTATGAATTGGCAAGATTAAAAAATTGTGGACAGCTATATCGTGATGGAATCAGATTTACAAAAGATTCTAAATATTACTCTTTATGCGAGGATGTTGAAATTGTAGAAAAGATGGGTCAAGTTATACCGCATACTCATAAATTAAAATGAACAACTGTCTCTTGTTCACCTACTCTCAGACCTAGTTTTTCCGTTTTTTATGGACTTATCTAACGGGTTGTATTAATAAGACTGTTAACATCACATTAACAATATTAAAAAGCGTTTTCTTAGCGTAGGATAGGGGTGGGAGACTTCAAACCATCATGTGATTTTGGTTGTTCAATATTATTTTACCTCATTTTTTTTCTTTGTCAGCTTCTTAATCGCAGTCTTGATGAGGTTCTTGAGCAAATTGACTATGATAGGACTTGAAGCCGCAGCAACAGCAATAATTGAAGTGCTAACAAGAACAGGAGGGCTAGGTATCCATTTTTCAACAAAGGTTGAATCTCTGAAGATTTCATAACACTGACCGTTTTTAATTGAGTGACCTATGACGATTTGCAGCCTAGATTCATTGGGATAAGACCCTACGGGAATACTAGACTCATTCGGGCATTTTATAAAAAACTCTTTATCTTTTTTTACTTTTGGTG